CCTGCTATAGTATGTGGTAGGAATCCACAAGACGGTAGGTTCTTCGTTGGTACTAAGTCAGTATTTAATAAGACCAGTCCAAAGGTAGTATACAGTGAAGCAGATGCTGATAGATTGTATCCAGGTCAGACTGTTGGGGGTATCCTTAAAAATTGTTTGGAAAGACTATCCACTCTACCTATACAAGGGGTGCTACAGGGTGACCTGTTATATCAAAAGAAACCTCCAGTCATAATGCTAGAGGGTAAACGTACCTATAGTTTCAGACCTAATACTATTACATACACTGTTGATGTTAAGAGTGAGTTAGGTCAGAAGGTAGGTGCTAGTAAGTTGGGTATCGTATTCCATACAGAGTATACTGGTACCAGTATGACTGACCTAATGGCAGGTTTTGGTGCTGATGTCAGTAAGTTACAAGGTAAACCAGAGGTAGCAGTATTCTCCTCAGAGTTTCAGAATGTAGGTGGTGCTGCCAACCTATCTAAGGTAGAGAGGGCATCAGTTAACAGGACTATCCTTGCTGCTGAGACTAACCTCAGACAAGGACAGACATTCATTAAGGGTATACAAGACGTAGGTAAAGGACCATTTACATTACCTGCATTGTTTAAGGTATACTTTAACCAAGTAGTAAGAGAGGGTAGGGTACCACCTGCTCAGATAATGTCTAAACAATTCTGTAGTTTCATAGATAAGAAGTTTACTACTGAGATTGCAAAGAAAAAGACAGGTAAGTCTAAGGTAGAATGGATGAAACGACGTAATGAAGCTGTCAAATACCTAAATACTAACAGAACTTCCATGAATAATGCACTTGATGGGTTTAAAAACCTGATGGATGCTAAGGTCATGATCATAAATAAATTAACGAAGATAAAAAGTGTTGGCACATTCCTTGAAGAAGAGAATGGACTCCGTGCCACTAATCCAGAAGGGTTTGTAGCAATAAAAGACGGAGCAGCACTGAAACTTGTTGATAGACTGGAGTTTTCCAGAGCAAACTTTACAGCCGCTAAGGACTGGGGATGAAATTTTTAGAATTCTTAAAAGAAGCAACAGCAAAGGGTAAAACCCCTGCTGAGAAAAAGAAAGAAGCACAAGAGGCAGACAACCATGTTGCTATAACCTTTGGTCGCTTCAATCCTCCACATGCAGGTCATGGTAAACTTCTTGACGCAGTGAAGGCACATGGTGGTGACTCTGGTAACTATAGGATCTATCCTTCTAGGTCACAGGATCATAAGAAGAATCCTTTAGGTGCTCAATCTAAGGTTGATCACATGCGTAAGATGTTTAAAGGACATAAGGACGCAATACAAAACAATGAAGGTCAACGTAATGTGTTTGATATCCTCAGAGATATAAATGACGAGGGTAAAGAGCATGTAACTATGGTAGTTGGAGATGATCGTGTCAAAGAATTCGAGAAGATCACTAACAAATACAATGGAATCCATTATGATTTCAAGACTATTAATATCAAGTCTGCTGGTGCTAGAGATCCAAAGTCTGAAGATCCAGTCGAGAAGTTAAGTGCTAGTGGTCAGAGGAAGCATGCTTCTGGTGATGACTATGATTCATTCCATGCAGGTCTACCTAAAGGTACCAGTAAGAAGTATGGTAAGCAGTTAATGGCAGACGTGAAGGCAGGTATGACACCTCCTAAGAAGGAAAGTAAGAAGAAGACTACCAAAAAAGAATCTGTATGGGACTATGCACCTAAGCTAGACTACGATTCATTCAGAGATTTCTATATGCTCAACCAAATCTTCAAGGTAGGAGCATTAGTAGAGCATGACGACACAGGATTGCGTGGTCATGTTGTCCACCGTGGTACCAATTACATTATTATGAAGGACGATAAAAACATTGAGTTACGTGCTTGGTTACAGCATGTGACAGAGGTAACTGAATTGTCTCCTGAGCAACAGAGAGCAGCAGATACCACTAAGGACCAGTCTAACTACTCTGCTGATGATGGCAGTGGTAATACGTGGAAGGCGGGTACAGATACATATAGAATAGCACTTCAAGATATGACACCTGGTCAAGGGGTCAAGAAGTTTTCTGACTTCAATGCAGAAATCAGAAATAATAAATAATCACGTATAGAAACAACCTTTCTTTCTGGACAAAGAAAAATGAATTTAGAAATGCTAGTATCATCTGCTCTTATGGAGTATTCCCAAGTGGAGCAGCAGAGAATCCTTTTAGCGTTGGAAGAAGGAGCAACCCCTCCAACCCCACGTATCAAGAGAGGACTTGAGAAGGTGATGGAAGTCTTCAATACATGGGAGCCTATCGTAGAAGGATATGCTGGTTTCCCTGTAGAAAGAGATCATATCGATAAGAAGAAGCGAGAGCACGACAAGGATAGAAACATTGGACGTGTTGTACGTGACTTCGTTATCACTGGTAAGAAAGCTGACGGACGCTACATTGTTGTCGGCAAAAAAGGAGAGAAAACTGCTAAAGCACCAGAAGATATGGGCTTGACTGCTGTTAAAGAAGGTGTAGGTATCGATATAGAGATACTTCATCAACAGATGTTAACTGAAGCAAAGAAAGCCAAGAAGGTGAAGAGATGGTGGGATGATGACGGAGATGGCAAGGGCTATGAGAAGCATGAAGTCAAAAAAGAATCCGTAACAGACCCAGATCTTATAAATAAACTACGTGCCTCTGGTATATTCACCGAAGAGGAGCTTAAAAAGATAGCGGAGACTGACTATGAGTAATCCCAATGGGAAGTCTGCACAGGATAGCTATCTGAAAACCAAAAAGAAGGGTAACGTCACAGTTAACCCAAAGAAGGAGGATCTAATGTCCGAATTGTATTCAAAGAATTTAAAATCTGCACTTCAAGAGATAAAAGAGAAGGCAGTTACAGCAGCAAATACAACAAAGCAAAAAGAAAAAGTCAAAGGTCAAGAGAAGGTACAGCCTGCTACACCATGTGCTGAAACCAAGGAACCTATTGATGATAGTGCTACTAGAGCAGAGATACAGGAGCGAATGCGTCAGCGTTTACTTCAGTTAACTCAAGAGCATGACAGTAAGTATATGATTGACCCTAAGTAAGGTTATATATAGAGTAACCTACTCATAGTTGATCATGATTAACTTTTTAATGCCTATCGCTATTAGCATAATAAACAAGGCTATCGATAGAATCCCAGAAGATCTGGACTCAGTAATAAAAGATTTTGTTATTAAGATACTTAAGAAGGCAGCTGCCAAGACAGACAACAAAGTGGATGACGAGCTAGTCGCTGCTGTTGCTAAGGCACTGCTTGAATCTTAGTGCTTATAAATAAATTATAGGAAAAATTATTCTCAGAGGAGAAACACATGGCAGTCTTTGGTACAATAGACGCTGCTACGTTTGGCAATACTGTTGCTGTCACAAATGGTGATGCTACTGTTACCAAGAATGCAGCTGATAGTGTTAACGTAGGAGATATCTTAGTATTAGATAGCGTTAACTATCTCGTAAGAGAGGTAACAAGCACAACATCAATCGAATTACATAAAGTATATGCAGGGAGTACCGCAGGATCCCTTGCAGGTGCTGTCAGACGTACTGCTCCTAAAGCAGTCGCTGAATATGTAGTTAAGGGTGGTGACAGTGTAAGTTACGACCTAGTATTTGTTGATACTACAGAGCAATCAATCGCATCAAACAAGACACGTGGAATCACTGGTCCTGGTTGGTGGCAGTATCGCACATACCAGTCACACAATGGTGACACTAAGCATAAGGCAGAATACATAGCACCTGCAAAGGCAGCTGCTGGATCTTCTGGAGACTTCACTGATGATACAGTGGTAGCAGATGTATTAGAAGTCATCACAGTTGGTACACAACCTGCAAACTCTACTTCTTCTAGTGGAGCTGGAACATTCGTTGCTGCTGCAACAGTGGATCAGTCAGGTACCATCACATACAAGTGGCAACGTCAAACAGCAAGTGCTACTACTCGTTGGGTAGACATCACTGCTTCACTTGATACAGGTGTCACATATGCAGACTTCACTACAGCAACACTTGCTTACAGTAGTCTTGGCGATGATTCACTAGATGGATACAAGTATCGTTGCGTGTTTAACACAAGCAAGGGTGCAGCAACCAAGAGAACAAACGGAGCTGCCACAATTACATTCGGTAGTTAATTAAATTATAATTTGTAATGCATTTTGAATCACTTAATGAAAAAAACTATTTGATGTTCGCTATTAAACACTACAATAACCCTCAGTCGGTTACTGTAGATGACTTCATGGAGGATATGAAGAAGTTTAAGTACCTTAAGAGACTGCTCAAGAGGTACTTAAAGACTGGCATCCTCCGAGTCAATTTGATATTGAATCATTTGATAATTCTTTTTAATGTGTTTAATGATGCGACCATACCTTTACTAATGTATAAGTTAGAGAAAGAGTATTGGTCTCTTATTAAAACCTTTCTCATCTACTTGAATAGATACCCTGAAAACCCAGCGTTTCTAAGAGATGTAGATATAGACGAAGACGTAGAGTCTCTCCTTAAAGATATATGATTAATGAAGATGCCCCAACAATGAGTGCTGGTAACGGTGGATTCTCTGGATCTGCTGCTGCCACTGGTCCTGTTGCGGGTTTCGATCCACTGCTAGGTAGTGGTAAGGTGAAGAAGCGTAAGTATAAAAGGAAAGAAGTAAAGGAGGATGCCTCCGACAGGTATGGTAAGTCAAACTACCTGCCTTTTTTAATATCTTATGATGGTGCAGAAGCATATGTATTATATGGTAAGTCACCAGCAGAGATTAAGATACAACTAAGAAAGATTTACAGACCAGAGAATCATAGTAAGATAAAAGTCAAAAGATTATATCCTAATGAAGTCATTCAGTGGTACTGGAAGAAGAGACAACAGGCACTAACAGACCAATGAGTGAGACAACTAACACTGCAATACTGGAGAGACTGGAGAAAGTAGTCACCACTCTACAGGACAACTCTATTAAGATGGGTGAGTTGCTTGCTGTACATAATGAGAAATTAGACAAACAGGATCAGATAGATGGGATACTCTTTGAAAAATTGGAGAGTCTTCATAAAGACCTCAATAGAGAAACAGAACTTATTAAAGCAGGTTGTGAGAGGGACATCAGAAAGGTTGATGAACGCCTACGCACAATGGAAAAGAAAATGTGGTCTATTTTTGGTGCTCTTTCTATTATATCTTTCCTCGTTAGCATACCAGGCCAATCTATATTAAGAAACTTGACAAGACCAGAACAACCTGCTACACTAAGTCCATCACAATATGATACTGCATGGACTACGTTGAGGACAAGTACATCCGTTTCCTCAATACCAGACTAGACAAGTTTAAAAACGTAAAGACAGGACTATACAACTTCCGTTGTCCCTACTGTGGTGATTCACAAAAACATCGCAACAAGGCTCGGGGGTATTTTTTTCTGAAGAAGTCTGAGTATATTTTCAAATGCCACAACTGTGGCATGGGAAGGTCTCTTGGTAACTTCTTAAAAGATCACGCACCTGATCTATATGACCAGTTTATTCTGGAAAAATATAGGTCAGGTGCTACTGGTAAGGGGAGGTATACTCCTAATTTCAAACCTAAATCTGCTAAGCCTAACTTTGTTAGCAAGGCTATAGATTTGGAATCCATCGCTGATCTAAATAGAAAACATGCAGCAAGAGAATACTTAGAGTCACGACAAATCCCACAGGAAAAGTTATCCTCTTTGTACTATACTGAAAGGTTTAAAACTTGGATTAATTCTAAGAAACCTGGTACTTTTCAAAGTCTTCAGAATGATAGAGGACGTATCATAATTCCTTTGACAGATAAGGAAGGCAAGTGGTTTGGTGTGCAAGGTAGATCCCTTCTACCTAACGCAACGATGAGGTATATAACTATCATCTTTGATGAGGATAAACAAAAAGTATTTGGACTTAATCATGTTAAAGAAGACAAACCAATCTACATCGTGGAAGGACCGATTGACTCGCTCTTCCTGGATAATTCCGTTGCGATGGTTGGGAGCGACTTTGATCCTAGGTCGCATCATTGGAGCGATTATATTTGGGTTTATGATAACGAACCTCGTAACCGACAAATCGTCGAGCGAATCTCCAACTCAATCGATAGAGGAGATAAAGTAGTCATATGGCCATCAAACGTGACAAAGAAAGACATTAATGATATGATATTGATTGGGTTAGATCCCCAGAAGATCATAGAAACCAATACCTATAGTGGTATACAAGCAAAAATAAAACTAACCGAATGGAAACGAGTATGACAGAGATCAGGGTAAAGAAACGTAATGGTAGAAGTGATGAAAACTTAAGACTAGAAAAGATACACAAGATTGTAGAGTATGCATGTGAAGGTCTTGCAGGTGTATCTGAATCCCAGATTGAAATGAATGCTAACTTTCAATTCTATGATGGTATTGCTACACAAGATATCCATGAGATATTAATAAGGTCTGCTAATGATCTGATCTCTCTTGACAATCCTAACTACCAGTATGTTGCAGCAAGACTGTTACTATATGGTCTAAGGAAGGGTGTCTATGGAGGACATCCAGACTACCGTCCATTCACTCACGACCATGTAAAGAATTGTGTTGAGAAAGGTGTCTATGATGAGACTATCTTAGATGCATACAGTGAGGAAGAGTGGGTCACTATGGATAGTTACATAGTGGATGACAGAGATAATCTATTTACCTATGCAGGTCTCCGTCAGGTGGTAGATAAATATTTGGTACAAGATAGGAGTAGTGGAGAGATATTTGAGACACCGCAACAAATGTATATAATGATTGCGGCTACTCTCTTTCAACGTTATCCTACAGACACCAGACTTTCCTACGTTAAGAAATACTATGACGCAATCAGCAAGCACAAAGTCAACATCCCAACACCAGTCATGGCAGGGGTCAGAACACCCATTCGTCAATTTGCATCTTGTGTTTTGGTTGATGCTGATGACACCCTCGATAGTATCTTTAGCAGTGATATGGCTATTGGCAAATACGTCGCACAACGTGCTGGTATCGGTATTAACGCAGGAAGGATCCGTGGCATCAACAGTAAGATCCGTGGAGGAGAAGTTCAACACACAGGTGTTGTCCCCTTCCTTAAGAAGTTTGAATCAACTGTCAGATGTTGCACTCAAAACGGGGTCCGAGGCGGCTCAGCAACTGTCCACTTCCCTATCTGGCATAAGGAAATTCAAGACATCATTGTTCTCAAAAACAACAAGGGGACAGAAGACAACAGAGTAAGAAAGTTAGACTACAGTATACAAATATCCAAATTATTTTATGAGAGATTCATTCGCAATGAGAATATTAGTTTATTCAGTCCTCACGATGTCCCTGGTCTCTATGATAGCTTTGGTAGTGGGTCTTTCGACGACCTCTACACCAAATACGAACGGCAGAGCGAGATTCCAAGAATATCTGTACCTTCGCAAGAACTCATCCTCGATTTATTAAAGGAGAGAGCAGAGACAGGTCGTATATACATCATGAATATCGATCACTGTAATGATCATTCATCCTTTAAGGATCCGATATACATGAGTAACCTCTGTCAGGAGATCACTCTACCCACAGATCCTATTCATCATATAGATGATGAGGATGCTGAGATAGCATTGTGTATACTATCTGCTATCAATGTAGGTAAGATTAATAAGTTAGAAGACATGGAAGAGTTGTGTGACCTCTCTGTCCGTGCATTAGAAGAGTTGATTGACTATCAGAGATACCCTGTGGCAGCAGCAGAAAGGTCTACAAGGGCACGTAGGTCATTGGGAATAGGTTTCATTGGTTTAGCACATTATTTTGCTAAGAATGGTGTGAAGTATGATGACCCTGCCTGTTGGCAACTGACTCATGAATTGACTGAGGCATTCCAATACTATCTACTCAAAGCATCTAATCAATTAGCAGTTGAAAGAGGTCCATGTGATGCATATGAAAGGACAAAGTATCACGATGGGATACTACCAATTGATACATATAAGAAGGACGTAGATTCAATAGTAACACAGGAATTAAAGTATGATTGGGATGGTCTTAGGTATGATATCGCCACCTACGGTCTTAGGCACTCAACACTGTCCGCACAGATGCCTTCGGAGAGCAGTTCCGTTGTGTCAAATGCAACCAATGGAATCGAACCACCTAGAGACTA